TCAGAGATGAAGCGAAGGAGGTAGACGATGCCAGCAAGCGTAAAGGGCGGCGTTGAACTCCGCAAAGCCTTACGTAAGTTTGCTCCTGATCTGGGTAAAGAAACTCAGAAGGAAATCGCTGGAGCCTTAAAGCCAATCACTAAAACTGCTAAAGGTTATTTACCGGATGACGGATCAGTCCTAAGCGGCTGGCTGCCTAGAGATAACTCTCAGGCTAGGTTCCCTGCTTACTCTGCTAGGTTAGTCAAGGCTGGAATTGGCTATAAGACTTCACCATCAAAGCCAAACCGAAGAGGCTTTAGATCACTCGCTCGTGTCTTTAACAAGACCGCAGCTGGAGCGATCTATGAAACTATGGGTCGCAAAACTCCTAGCAGTCGCTTTGTGCAGAATCAGAATGGCAAATTTGGTGCACAGATGAAGGGCGATGGCAAGATGGAAGGTCGCGCCCTGTATCGTGCCTATGAAGAGAACCAAGGCAAGGCAAGAGAGTCAGTCCTTAATGCTATTAAGACAGCAGCCGATAAACTTAACGCAACAGCGAAGGCGAGAGGTTAATCATGGCGAATATAGTCATTGACATTGCAGCAGAGTTCACTGGAAAGAATGCCTTTAAGAGTGCTGAGACTTCTACAGATAAATTAACTAAGAACATCAAGAACATGGCTAAGACTCTTGGCGTTGCTTTCAGTGCTACGGCAGTCTTAAACTTTGCTAAAGCCTCAGTCAAAGCAGCGGCAGAAGATGAGAAAGCACAGAAGCAATTAGCACTAGCCCTTAAGAATGTCGGGCTTGGTAGAGATGCCGCTGTTGCTGAAGGATTTATTCAGAAGTTACAAAGCGAGTTTGGTGTAGTCGATGACAAGCTGCGCCCTGCTTATCAGCAGTTAGCAGTAGCGACACAAAACACAGCACAAAGCCAGAAGTTATTGCAGATCGCTTTAGATATTTCTGCATCAACTGGCAAGGACTTACAGAGCGTCACAGGGGCGATTACAAAGGCATACCTAGGTAATAACACAGCTCTTGGTAAATTAGGCGTGGGCATCTCCAAGGCTGATCTTAAGGCTAAGTCCTTTGATGAAGTAATGAATCAACTCTCCACAACTTTTGCTGGGGCTGCTACTGCCTCGGCTAATACTTTCCAAGGTTCAATGGACAAGTTATCTGTTGCATCTGCCAACGTTCAGGAGATCATCGGTAAAGGTATTATTGAATCGCTAAAAATACTAGGCGAGGACTCTACAGTCGATGAACTAGCAGTAGGTATGGAGGACTTCGCTACGGCTATATCTGAGTCCATTCAAGGCTTAGCCATACTTATAGATCAGATAAAAGGAATTGGTAATCTTCCGTTTGGTGGCGCAGGAGCAATCTTTGACATTGACAAATTGTTCAAGTTCACCATGATCCCATATTTAAGAAGCCTTGCTAAAGGTGCAAACAAAGGCTCTGCTAACGATCCCGCAGCAGGGCTTGCACACTTAGCCGAGTTAGAGGCTAAATACACTGCTGCAACTCTTGGATCTAGCAAGAAACTCACAGCAGAAGAATTAAAGCAACTTAAAGCCAAGCAGTTAAAGGCAGCCATTGACAAGGCTAACCTAGCCCTAGGCAAGGGATCTAATGTCTTTGATATGGAGAAGATCCAGTTAGCAGCAGCTGAAAAGAATGCAGCCGAGCAACTAGGCAAAGTTACTAGCCAAGCACAACTGTTACAGATTACTAACGACCTTGCTCGCCTAGAAGTCAAGCAGTCTATTCTGGATCTAGAAGAAGCAATAGCCTCCAAGGATGTTGCAGCCATAACTAATGCAACTAACAAACTTAATGCAGACCTTGGAATTCTTGGTGCTCTTAATGGTCAAAAAGTTAAACTTACTGAAATTGATGACATACTTAAGGCTATTCTGCCTAAAGATTTAATTAACATGGCTAACCTTGATGCTGCTATTGCTAAATTATTAAGCATTAGCAAAATGGTTGTTTCGCCAACGATTGCACCAACCGGTACAGGAACTGGTACATCTACAAATAAAGCCCTTACACCAGCAGAAATAGAAGCTTTACTTATATTGGGCAGAACTGTTCCTATAGTGCCAGATTCTAGTGGCGGTGTTGGCTATTCAAGTAGAGCAGGTGATTATGCTCCTACTGGTTTCCCTGGTGCTCAAAACAATGGTGGCGGTAACACAATTATTGTGAACACTGGCATTGGTGATCCAAACGCTATTGCTGAGGCTATTGACCAAGTGCTTACTAGTGCAAGAGATCGTGGAACGCTGAGAGTCGGTTAATAATGACATGGCTTCCAGAATGGCGAGTAACAGTAGGTGATGATGTCTATACGACTGTCACCTCTGTGTCCTTTGCATCTGGTCGCTTAGACATAGATCGTCAGCCCACCGCTGGTTACTGCCAAGTCCAGATAGTTAATTCAGACAACTCACCTTTTACAATTAACGTCACTGAGTCAATTCTTTTAGAGCTTAAGAACTCCAGCGGTACTTATGTCACTGTGTTTGGTGGAGAAGTATCAGACTTTAGTATCGGTGTTAGAAGCCCAGAGGAATCTGGCTTTATTACTACTGGCACAATCCTTGGTATAGGCGCACTGGCTAAACTAACTAAGGCTGTCTATAACACAGCTCTTGCAGAAGGCTTAGATGGCGCACAGATAGCAGAGATCCTAGGTAGTGCTCTTAACCTTTCATGGGCAGAAGTAACTCCAACTGTCACTTGGGATACTTACCCTGCAACTGTTACATGGGCTGATGCAGAGTCCTACATAGGCACTATTGACTCAGGCTTCTACACAATGATTAACCTCGCAGCTAGTGCTACTGCCAAGAGCCAGAGCCTAGTAGATCAGATAGCAACAAGCGCACTAGGTCAGATATACGAGGAGAAGGATGGCGATGTCTCTTATGACGATGCAGACCATCGCTCTAACTACTTAGCAGCCAATGGCTTTACTAACCTTGATGGATCTTATGCGACTCCGAGCAGTATCCAGTCCCAGACTCAGATAGCTCGTATCCGTAACAGCCTTATTTATAAGTACGCTGCTGGCTACGCATCAACCTACAGTACCTCTGATAGCGACTCTATAGCCTCTTACGGGCTGTTTGAGAAGTCAGCAGACTCAAACATCAAGAATCTCGCAGACATTACTGATATTGCCTCTAGAGAGTTAAACCTACGCAAGAACCCTAAAGCCTCATTAGGAGCGATCCGCTTTCGCCTAGATAATCCAGACATGCCCAGCGCAATGCTTGACAGCCTAATCGGAATATTCTTTGGTCAGCCTGTGCTCATTACTAATCTGCCTAGCAACCTTCTTGATGGAACCTTTGACGGCTTTGTTGAGAATGTGGCACTTAACGCCACCCCTACTTATGTGGACATAACCCTTTATGTCTCAGCTACAGACTTCTCACTATCGACTACACAATGGGAAACAATATTGCCAGCCTCACTAATCTGGACTGGCGTAAATGCTACACTTACTTGGACTAACGCGACTGGAGCACTAACCTAATGGGAACTACAACTACGAACTTTGGCTTTGATGTACCTACGAGCTCAGACCTTGTCAAGAATGGTGCTACGGCTATTGCCCTGCTAGGACAAGACATCGACACAGAGTTCGCTGGTCTTACTGTCAATGCACAGACTGGGACTACTTACACAGCAGTCAAGGCAGATGGTCTTTATTCGATCTGCACAATGGACAATGCATCGGCTAACACTTTCCGCATCCCAACCGATGCGACTTATGACTTTCCGCTTGGCACAACTTTGCTTGTCTATCAGAAAGGTGCTGGAGTAACTACTATTAACGCTGTCACCTCTGGTACGACAACTGTAGTAAGCGCAGGTGCAACCCTTGCTGCTCCAGTTCTTGCTCGTTACAAGTCAGCAGCTTGCATCAAGATTGCTGCTAACTCTTGGATCGTAGTAGGTGGCATTGCATAATGTTTAGTCCTTTAATTGGAATCATTGCATCTAGCGGTGCTGCTGCTGCTGTCAATATCGACTTGCTAATTGTTGCAGGCGGCGCAGGTGGTGGCGGTGTAAATGGTAGTGGAATTATTGGTGGTGGCGGTGGTGCTGGTGGTTATAGATATTTTACTGGTCAAGCTACAGCGATTGGTTCTTATGCTATAACTGTTGGTGCAGGTGGTGCAGGTGGTGCAACTGCTAATGGTACTAATGGCACTAATTCATCTTATGCTGCAACATCTGCAACAGGTGGTGGCGGTGGTGGCTGTGCTGTAAATCCGGGTTCTGGAAATAATGGTTTGTCTGGCGGTTCAGGCGGTGGTGCTGGCGGTTCAGGTGCAACGCCTTATCCAACTGGCGGTGCTGGTAATGCAGGATCTTATTCACCTGTTGAAGGTTATGCAGGTGGTACAGGTATCGCAGGTGGCTCAGGTAATGGCGGCGGCGGTGCCGGAGGACTTGGTGGAGCATC